AGGCGCGCCGAGCAAGGACGACCTCTACCAGATGGTGGCCGACCCCCGCTACAAAACTGACGCAGCCTATCGCCAGAAGGTCGAGAAGCTGTTTAGCGCGACGATTCGCTGAGTTTTCTCCAGGGTTGGGAAGCCGACCTTTGCCCCACTTCGGTGGGGCATTTTTTTGTCCAAACGCCACCCTGTTGCGTTTTGTACAAACTCCCCTACAATCTGGATAAGGCATATCGGGCAACCGACCCTGACCGCAGTGGATGCTGACGAGTGGCTGACGTAAACAGCAAGCTAACGGCCCAGGCTTCTGGCTCACCGCAGCGACAAACCTGTTTTTTCAATCAACCGAATGAGGTAATCAAATGAGCGTTTCTCTCTCCAACGCCTTTGTGACGCTCTTCGACGCTGAAGTCAAACAGGCTTACCAGGGCAAAGCCCAACTGGTAGGCGCTGTGCGTGCGCGTCGAGGTGTCGAAGGTGCAACCGTCAAATTCCCCAAAGTGGGCCGTGGCGTTGCCACTCCTCGCATCGCTCAAACCGATGTGACTCCCCTGAACGTGGGCTTCAACAGCGTCACGTTGAACTTGTCCGACTGGAACGCCGCTGAGTACAGCGACATCTTCAGCCAGGCCAAGGTCAACTTCGACGAGCGCCAAGAATTGGTGCAAGTGGTTGCCGCCGCGATGGGTCGCCGTCAAGACCAGCTGATCTTGGACGCGCTCGCCGCTTCCAGCACCAGCCTGACCGTTGCCAACAGCATCGGCGGTGCAACGACCAACCTGAACGTGGCCAAGCTGCGTGAAGCCAAGCGTTTGCTGGACAAGAACAACGTGCCATTTGATGGCCGTCACATCATCGTTCACGCCAACGGCATCTCCTCGCTGCTGTCCGAGACCGCTGTGACCTCTTCCGACTTCAACACCGTCAAGGCGTTGGTGCAGGGCGAGATCAACACGTTCCTGGGCTTCCAGTTCCATGTCTTGGGCGATCGCTCCGAAGGTGGCCTGGCCATCGACGGTTCCTTGGACCGCACCTGCTTCGCCTTCCACTCTGCCGCCATCGGCTACGGTGAAGGCATCGGCATGCGCACCGAGATCAACTACATCCCCGAGAAGACCAGCTGGCTGGTCAACGAAGTCTTCAGCGCTGGCGCCATCGCCATCGACGCCGAAGGTATCGTTTCGATCACCTGCCGCGAAACCGCTTAAGGAGAACCAACATGGCATTTTCTAGCACTGGCTTTTCCACCATCGGCGCATCCAAAGCGGGCAATGCCCCTTCGATGTACACCTACAGCACAGCTGACGCCATCGGCGATGTGAATACCGCAGGGTATTTCAACTCCGTGGCTGCTTTGCTCAAGGTCGGCGACATCATCTTCTGCTACACATCGACTGGCGGCACTCCTGCCATGTCCATCGTGTATGTGAACGCCAACAGCGGCACCGTTGTTGACGTTACAGATGGTCTGACTGTGACTGCAACCGACTCCGATTAATCGGCAGTCAACAGGCTGGGCCAGCTTCTGGGGATTCTCGGAGGCTGGCCCTTCTCACATTGAGAGGTTCAAATGGCTGCTGGTGATACTGGAATTTCAATCTGCTCTGATGCGCTCATCATGCTGGGCGCAAAGGCCATCTCATCGTTCAACGATGGCACAGACGAGTCCAGCACCTGCGACCGTCTGTACCCCGACATCCGTGATGCCCTGCTGGTTCAGTACCCCTGGAGCTTCACGCTCAAAAAGGTCAAGCTGGCCCGCTTGGTGACTATCCCAGGCTCTGTGTGGCGGTATGAGTACCAGCTGCCTGGTGACCGTCTTGGCAACCCCCGCGCTGTGTACAACCGCGCCAACCCCGGCTCGCCAGTCCAGAAGGATTGGGAGATCCAGGGCGACAAGCTGCTGACCAACCTGGACGAAGTCTTCATCGACTACCAGTACCAGACGCCCGAGTTCGCCATGCCGCAGTACTTCGTGCAGCTGCTCAAATATCACATGTCATGGCACCTGGCCATGCCCATCACCGAACAGATGGACAAGGCCCAATACTGGCAAGGCATCGCTGTCGGTGGCGGCAACGAGAACGGTCGCGGCGGCTACTTCCGCACAGCGGCCAACATCGACGGCCAAGGCCAGCCGACCCGTGTCATCGAGGACTACAGCCTGATTGCTGTGAGGAACTGACGATGGCGCGATTCACCAGCATCATGACCAACTTCAGCACGGGCGAACTCGACCCGCTGCTGCGTTCGCGTGTTGACCTCGACCAGTACAACAACGCACTGGCCAAGGCGACCAACGTCCTGATCCAGCCCCAGGGTGGCCTGCGCCGCCGCCCAGGCACCAAGCACATCCTCGAGCTGCCCAACAGCAGCACCCCAAGCGCGGGCAACGGCGTGCGCCTGGTGGCCTTCCAGTTCTCTGTGACCGACAGCTACATGCTGTGCTTCACGCATCAGCGCATGTACGTCATCAAGAACGGCGCTGTGGTGGCCAACATTAACGGCTCCGGCAACAACTATCTGGCCATCTCCAGCCTGACCAGCGACATGGTGGACGACATGTGCTGGACGCAGTCGGCTGACACGCTGATCGTGGTGCATCCAGACCTGCAGCCGCTGCGCATCACACGCACCACAGACTCGGCCTGGACCGCCACCACGGTGACGTTTGACAGCGTTCCGCAATACGCCTTCACGCTGTCAATCACCACACCCACGGTTGGCCACTTAACGCCCAGCGCTGTGTCTGGAAATGTGACGTTGACATCGCAAAACTCACTTTTCAATTCGACTTATGTCGGGCAGTACATCAACGCATCTCCGCAGGGCCGAGCCAAGATCGTCGCTGTGGACTCTGCAACAACTGTGCGAGCAATCACAGAGTACCCATTTTTCAACACCAGCAACATCCCACAGGGAAGCTGGGAGGTTGAGTCTGGCTACGAGAACGCCTGGTCCAGCACCAAAGGCTGGCCGCGCAGTGTGACCTTCCACGAAGGCCGTCTGTACTTCGGCGGCTCTAAGTCGCGCCCGTCCACCATCTGGGGCAGCAAGATCGGGCTGTTCTTCGACTTCGTGCCCAGCGAGTCGCTTGACGATGACGCTGTCGAGGCAACGCTGGACACCAACGACCTGAACATCATCACAGACATCATCAGTGCCCGCGACTTCCAGGTGTTCACCACGGGTGGCGAGTTCTTCGTGCCCCAAGCTGGCACCGACCCGATCACGCCCCTGACATTCACCTTCAAGAACGTGAGCCGCAACGGCATCAAGCCGGGCACTCGCGTGCAGTCTGTCGAGTCTGGCTCGGTCTACATCCAGCGCCAGGGCAAGTCGCTCAACGAGTTCGTCTTCACCGACACTCAGGCCACCTACATCACGCAGCGCATCTCGCTGCTGTCTGGTCACCTGATGAAGAACCCGCAGCGCGTGGCTCTGCGCAGGGCGTCCAACACAGAGGAAGCTGACCTGCTGCTGATGACCAACACCGATGACGGAACCATGGCCGTCTTCAGCATGATGCGTGCGCAGAGCATCACCAGCCCTTCCGAGTTCACCACCGATGGCCAGTTCATCGACGTTGGCGTGGATGTCAACAGCATCTATGCGGTGACCAAGCGCACATTCAACGGCACGATCCGCTACTTCGTGGAGCTGTTTGGCTTCGACTATTTCACCGACTGCGCGTTCGTTGGCGGGTCTGCTGGTGGCGTTGGCTCTGGCCTGCCGCACATCGGCAAGTCGCTAAACGTCATCTGTGACGGCGTGCCACAGTCCAATGAGACTGTGAGCGCTGGCGGCGCGGTGACCTTTGACCGCGAGGCTGTGACCAGCTACGAGGTGGGCCTGCCCATCAACGTGTTCATCAAGACGATGCCGGTGGAACTCAAGCTGCAGACCGGTTCGCGTCTGAGCCTGAAGAAGCGGATTGTGGAGATCAACGCTGTGGTCAACGAGACACAGCACATGCTGATCAACAACCAGCCCGTGGCGTTCAGGCTATTTGACAACCCGATGCTTGACCTGCCAGAGCCTGAGTTCACAGGCATCAAGCGCGTCAACGGCGTGCTGGGTTACAGCCGCGAACAGGCCATCGAGGTGAGCCAAAATTTGCCTCTTAAAATGAACCTGCTCGGTCTTGATTACCGGGTGGCAGTTCACTCTGGGACTTAATCATGGCAACAGCGCCAGCATCAACACCACCAGCTTCTTCGGGTGCGGCAGCCGCTGGGTACGCCACGGCTGGCGCAGCGATCCTGGGCGCATACGCATCTGGTCAGCTCGGACAGGCGGCTGCGATCAACCAGCAAACTGGTTCGCTCCTGCAGGCCCGCAACAACCTGGCCATCTCCGAGGTCCGTGCCGACTACTCCGAGCAGTACGCCGCCATCCAAGCCGGTCGCACGCTCAAACGCGCCGAGATCGAGGCCACCAACTACAAGATCGCAGGCAATCAGCTGCTGCGCAACCTGCGCTCGACCAATGCGTCTGCGCGTGCGCGTGCAGCGGCCAATGGCGTGCAGCTGGGGTCTGGCTCAATTGAGGCCCTGCAGCGCGAGAACACAGCAGCAGCCATGAGCGATGTGCAGATGGCCGACTTCAATGCGCTGTCTGCTCGAGTCTTTGGCTTTGAGGACGCAAGCGCCATGCTGGAGTCCAGCCAGATCCAAAACATCATGGACATGTACGCAGCAAAATCCGGGGCGCAACAGATGGAGCTGGCAGGCTCTGCCGCTGTCAGAAACGCTGGCTTGCTGTCCAACGCAAAACTCTCTGACGCTGCGATCACAGCACTCCGAACCGTGAAAAGATAAGGCAAGACCATGGCAACACAGCGAATCGAATCGGGTCGAGTGCAGATGCGTGGCGTGGGCGGTGTTCCGATGCAGCAGGTCACGCCGCGCCAGGTTGACTTCATGCAGGCGAGCAACGTCCAGGCGCAGGGTGCAAACCAGCTGGCGCAGATGGTCGACCGCATGAGCCAGAGCGCCTTCACCATGTCTGGCCAACTCTTCCAGCAGGCCGCTGTCGAGGACGTGGCCAGCAACCCGCTGACCCTTGAGCAGCTCGAGATGGCCAAGAACGGCGACATGAGCCAGCTCGGTGTGGGCGGTAGCCCGCTCAACATCTATGACGCCGCCGTGCGCAAGGCCCGCAGCTTTGAGCTGGCCAGCGCGTTCGACACCGAGGCCAAGGCTGAAGTGGTCAAGATCCTGTCGGATGTTGAGAACGGCACGGCGACCAGCAAGTCTGCAGCAGACAAACTGAACACCATGACCCGAGGCTTCAGCCAGTCGCTGGCCCAGGTCGATCCTGACGCCGCTCTGAAGTTCAAGGCGTCCATGGGAGTCTACGCCAACACGGTGATGGCCGAGGCCTACAAGACCGAGCAGAAGCGCACCAAGGAAAAGCAGGGCCTGCTGCTCGAGAGCAACTTTGCCAACAGCATCAGGCTGGTGGAGCCTGCCTTGGCGCAGGGCTTCTACGTTGACGCAGACGGCAAAGAGCAGCCCATCGAGCCGATGCTCGAGGTGTACCGCAAGAACGTGTCGGACACTGCCTTTGCAGCCGGTGGCCTGCAGATGGCCAACCAGTACCTGGTCAAGTTCGACAAGGCCGTGGCTGACGCGAAGATCAACGCCGCCACCAAAGTGGCCCTGGGCGACGACTACATGGCCGACCCCGTGATGGGCCTGCAGCGCCTCATGAAGGGCGACTTGGGCCGCATGTCTGGCGTGTTCATGACGATGCCCCAGGACGACAAGGGCAAGGTCATCGCCAACTACATGGTGGCCATCAACCAGCGCGACTCAGCTGAGAAGGCTGTGCTGGAAGACCAGAAGCAAGCAGCCATCAAGGAGTTCGTGCCGCTGTTCAACCAGGCGGTGGCCCTGCCTGACAGCAGCCCCAAGCGCAAACAGCTGGTGCTGCAGCTCACAGCCATCTCAAACAGCAACCCGAGCGCTGTGCCTCTGTCGGTGATGAGCAGCTTGCTGACTCCTGACAAAGAGGGTGCGGGTGACGCCATGGTCGAGTTCAACATCATGGCCGGGATTTACAACGGCACGGTGACCGACCCCAGCCAGATCTATGCGCGGGTGGGCAAGGGCCTGACCGGCAAGCAGGCGGTGTCTCTGCTGGGCAAGCTGGTGAGCGAAGACCGCCGCGACCAGGGCGACCTTGATCGCGGCATCTCGCAGCTGGCAGGCATCCCTGTGGTGCCCGGCCAGGTGGTGGTCATCGACCCCAAGGGCCAGGAGTTCCAGCGCCGCCAGCGGCTGTCGGCAGACGCCGAGCAGATCCGTGGTGAGGCCGCTGCGCAAGGCAAGATCCTGTCGCCCCGCCAAGTGCTGCAGGAGCTGACCAAGCAGATCGAGGCCAAGCGCAACAGCGAAGGCGCGAAGCAAGCCCGCGCCTCGCTCGAAAGAATGGCGACAAAGGAATGGATCAACGGCCCGATCACCCGTGACAGCCTGCCCGCCCTCGAGCGTAAGGCAGGCAATGACAAGGCGAAACTGCGGGATGTTGACCAAGCTCGCAAGTTGTTGCACACAGCAGAAGGGAACTGAGCATGGCATTAAGCCCAATCGAAGACCGTTATCTTTCGGCGCTGACCGAGCGGGAGTTCCCGACCTTCACGCCCGAGGAGTCGGCAATGGCCGCGCCCGAGGGTGTGGACGGCATGCAGCTGGCCGCTGGCCCCTCGCAGACGGTGTCTGACGCTGGCGGTGGCATGGGCGAGATCAAGCCAACACCACGCAACCCGGTGATGGGCGGCGTGGCTGACTTCGTGCGCGGTGTGCGTGACCTGGCCAACCAGTACGAGATCAAGAACTTCGTGCCCCTGCTGGGCGGCATGGGCGTGGGCGATCTGTTGCTTGGCAAGTCGCCAGAGGAACTCGAGGAGTGGGCCTACGGAAACGCGCCCATGACGATGCCGCCAAGCGGCACGGGTGGCTTTGTGCCGGTGATGAAGACTGGCCGCAAAGAGCAGCTGGCCGACACCCTGTTCTTGGGTGCTGACGTTTCTGGCTTGGGCAAGGGAGTTGGTGTGGCTGGCAAAGCACTTGCCAAGGAGACAGGCCAGCAGCTGAACCGCGCCATCCTTGACGGCACAGGCCCGCTGGCCAAGATCGTGCCGCAGTCGGCCAGGCCGCTGTTTGCTGTTGAGCCAAGCAAATTCAATCCGAAGGTCGAGCTGCCAAAAGCGGTGGACATTGTCGCTGCAGACCCGAACCTGAATGTTTACTTGCCGCAAGCACAGCGAGCGCCATCTGTTGCTCTGCGTTTGGCCAAGCCTGAGATTCAAGGCACCGGCGACAAGGGCACACTGACCGTTGGCGACATTGGCACAGTGCTTGAAAAGTCTCAGCTGGCCATGAACAAAGGCAAGCCACTTGACCCGACAAAGCCCAAAGACTTGGTCAAAATGGTTGACTCTGCAACAGCAGAAGCTGAATATCAGATGTCTCAGCCAATCAGCGGAGCGACATGGTACGAGGACGACGTGGCCCAGGCATTCGCTTTGGGTTCCAAGATCGTGCCAGAGTTGGCCACAGATGAACCGTTGCGAGTGGTCACCACAGCGTTTGCTGCATCGACAAGCTACAACAAGCGCGCCGGTGAGAACTGGTCGGTGGCGATGAGAATTGCTGAAGACTTGATGAAGACGGGCAAGGTTGCATCTCGCAACCCTGACAACGGCAAACTGTGGGGCGGTACGACAGGCCCGATCATGGAGCAACAGCTCAAACTGCACCAGTACATGATCGACAGAATGGGCATGGATGGATATTCCGAATGGCTGTTGACGCCTCACACCGTCAAAGAAATCAGCGATATGAAGGCCGCCTCTGGTTTGTACAAAACGCCAGGAATCCCCGGCAAAGCGACAGACATGAAAATGGGCTCGTTTATTTTGGGCGAGAAGGGCGGCGCGTTTTTCTTGAACTTGAACGGCATCAAGGAAACGACAGCAGACAAGTGGTTCACCCGAACCTATAACCGCCACACTGGAACCCTGACATCAGGCCCAGTGAGCGAGCAAGGTTTGGTTGATGCCCCACGCAACGAAACCGAACGCTCGGTGATGAAAGTTTGGAACCGTTCGGTGGCCGAAAACATGGGCCTGGACGAGCAAGCAAACCAAGCTGTTTTGTGGTACTACGAACAGAGTCTGTATTACAATTTGGGCATCAAGTCAGCCAGATCGGAGAGTTTCTCAGATGGAGCCAAAAACCTACTCAATGCAAGAGGAATCCCCTTCACCGATGCCGACCTCGCTGGAGCTAGAGGCCGCAGCAATGCGGGTCAAGCTGCAGCAGAACCGCGAGGCACAGCAGAAGGAGGGAATCCAGTCGGCGTCGGAGAAGTTGCGCCAAATGCAGCGCCAGCCACAGTAACAGGGGGCCGCAGCGCTCCAAAAAAAGGAGCTAAGTAAATGGCCATCCAACCCCTCGACCAACGCCTGAACAGCCTGCTGCCTGCCGCGCCAGAGATGGCCGCGCCAACTGAGACGCAGCTGGAGCCGATGCCTGCGGAGGGCGTCACAGACACCACAGAGCCGATTACATCGGAGCCTGGCACGCCAAGCATGGAAGAGGGTGTGCAGGTTGCTGGGCCTATTGACGCCGCCCTGCGCAAGCTGGTGACCAAAGCGGCCACCAAGGCCGAGCGCAACTTGGTGCCTGACGCAGCCCGCGCCGTTGACGGCGAGCTGCCGACCCCCGTCAAAGAGGGCCGCTTCAAGATCATCCCCGAAGCTGACCAAACCCTGACAGACCAGGTCGGGGCCGCAGTCACTCGCCGCCAGACCTTTGGCGTGACTCAGGGTAAACCCGGAGGCGTGCCCGACGAGCCGTTCAACTTGTCGCGCTACCAAACCGAAGACGCCGCCGCTGTTGTCGGTGGTGTGGCTGACGCGCTGAACATCAAGACTAAGGCTGTGACCTTTGACGAAATCAAGGCCAAGGCCGCAGAGAACGGCATCAGCGAGAACTTCCTGTCTCGCCTGGTGGGCAATGACGGCAAGATGATGGCCAACGCTGTCGAGACCTACAAGGCCCTTGAGGTGCTGGAGTCCAGCGCCAACGAACTCGACAACCTGTTCAAGCTGGTCAACGGCGGCACGGCCACCGATGTGGACAAGCTCAAGCTGCGCCAGCAGATCGCCTTCCATGGCCTGATCCAGAAGGGCGTCAAGGGCATGCAGACCGAGACAGCCCGTGCGCTGGCCGTCTTCCGCATCCCCCGCGAGGGCAACGCTGCCGCCGTGCGCCAAGTGCTGGACGACTTCGGTGGTGACGCCGCGCTGCAGGACATGGCCAAGTCCTACCTGTCGCTCGAGACCCGCGCCGCCAAGAACGCCATGGTCGAAAAGTCCATGATGTCTGGCGTCAAGGACATCTGGTTCACCACCTACATCAACGGCCTGCTGTCCTCGCCTGTGTCGCACGCCAAGAACATTGTGGGCAACGCGACCTTCGGCCTGTACCAGATCCCCGAGCGCATGATCGCCTCGCTGTACAGCAACATGCTGCCGCCAGGCGTGCGTTCGTGGCGTGCCCTGGTGCCCGGCACCGAGGCCGAAAAGATCGGCTTTGACGAGGCCCTGACCATGACGCAGTCGCTGCGCAACGGCCTGACCGAAGGCCTGCAGCTCGCGGCGAAAGCCTGGAAGACCGACATGCCCAACGACCTGATGAGCAAGGTCGAGATGCAGCGCGGTGGCCAGGAGAGCATGGGAGCCACGCTGCAGGCCATGACGGGCCAAGGCCAGGACACTTGGCTGGGCAAGGCCCTGGACTACTACGGCACCGCAGTGACCCTGCCGGGCCGCGCTCTGATGACCGAGGACGAGTTCTTCAAGGGCGTGCTGTACCGCATGGAACTGAACACCCAGATCACGCGCCGCGCCAAGACTGTCTACCGCGAGGGCATCGAGGCTGGCATGGACGAACCCGCTGCGCTGGCCAAGGCCGAGGCTGAGGCTGCAGACCTGTTCGCCAACCCGCCAGGTGATCTCGACCAGCAGGCGCTTCAGTTCGCACAGAAGGGCACCTTCACCAGCGAGCTGCCCCCTGCCCTGGCCAACCTGCAGAAGGTCTTCAACCACCCTGCCCTCAAGGTGGTGGTGCCGTTCTTCAAGACCCCAGCCAACATCGGCTTGAACGTGATCGAGCGCACCCCCTTTGCCCCGCTGTCATCGCAGTGGCGCGAGGAGATCGCCAAGGGCGGCGTCTACCGCGACATGGCCCTGGCCAAGGTCACGCTCGGCTCTGGCATCCTGGCGACCTTTGCCGCGGCCTCTGCCGAGGGTCGGATCACTGGCCGTGGCCCTGGCCGCAAGGCCGACCGCGAGGCGCTGATGCGTACCGGCTGGCAACCGTACAGCATCAAGGTGGGCGACAGCTGGTACTCATACACCGGCCTCGAGCCGATGTCTGCCTTGATGGCCATCGCAGCCGATTACTCAGAGTACGCCCAGCACGAACCCGATGCCGACAAGATCGAAGAGGTGTTCCTGGGCGCGACCTACGGCCTCTATGAGTACCTCAAGGAGCAGCCCTACCTGCAGGGCATCGCCGAGGTCTCGCGCCTGATCGGCTCCAACCAGATGGGCGAAGTGGACGGCAAGAAGATCGTGGACGGCCTGACCAAGATGGCCGGTGGCTTCATCATTGGTGGCTCGCCTGCCGGGGCTTACAGCTCGCTGGTGGCCAGCATCGAGCGCTTGGGCAACCCCAACGCCAGCGACACCCGTGCAACGCCAGACCTGCCCATGGGCGTGCGTGGCTTTGTCGAGTCCTTCAACCGCTACAAGTCGCGCCTGCCCTACTTTAACGAGTCGCTGCCCACGCAGCTGAACCTGTGGGGCGACGAGGTCAAGCAGGGCCAAGGCAAGGTCTACGAGATGGTGCTGCCAACCCGTGTGACCCGCGACCAGTTCTCTGATGTTGACGACCTGCTGGTGCGCATGGGTTCGCCTGTCGGCATGCCCGAGAAAAAGATCAAGGGCATCGAGATGGACGCCGTGCAGTACAACCGCCTGCTGACCATCTACGGAAAGGAACTCAACGCCAAGGACGCGCTGCTGTCAGTGATGACCGGCCCAGGCTTTGACATGTTGAGCCTGGACGACCAGCAGAAAATGACCCAACGCATTCACTCTCAATACATGGAGCTGGCCCGCAATCAGCTGCTGGCTGAGTTCCCCGAGTTGGGCATGAAGATCGGCGACCTGGACGAGGCACGCAAGGCCCAGGGCCTCTATTACAAACCCGACTAAGTTCGTACAATATCCAACAGCAAGGAATGAATCATGGCTGATTACGCAATTTCCAACGTGCCCCGCAGGGTTGTTTATGCCGCCTCTGGTGTCGGCCCTTATGCGTTCACGTTTGAGATCCTGGTCAACACAGACGTGGCCGTCTACAAGGACGATGCGCTGCTGACGTTGACCACGGACTACACCGTGACCATTGCGGCCAACGGCACCGGCTCGATCACGCTGGTGGCCACGCCGACCGGCGCGACCCAGATCGCCATCGTCGGCTCGCGTGCCATTCAGCGCACCAGCGACTTCGTGACCGGCGGCGACTTCTTCGCCAACACCGTCAACGACGAGCTGGACAGCCTGACCATCTTTGCCCAGCAGAACGCCGAGGCTGCTGGTCGCGCCCTGCGTGCCCCGCAGACGGACCCGACCAACATCGACATGACGCTGCCACGCGCAAGCGTGCGGGCCAACAAGACGCTGGCGTTTGACTCAAACGGTGACCCCACCACAGGCGAAGTGATCGGTGACAACCGTGGCAACTGGGCCTCTGGCACTGCGTACAACAAGCGCGACATCGTCAAGGACACCAGCAACGGCAACGTCTACTACGCCAACACCTCGCACACATCGAGCGGCTCGCAGCCGATCTCGAGCAACGCTGACAGCGCCAAGTGGGACTTGCTGGTGGACAACGCCAGCGCTGGCGCATCGGCGACTGCTGCCGCCGCGAGCGCTACGGCTGCTGCTGGCTCGGCCTCTGCCGCCAGCACATCGGCCACGAACGCCGCCTCAAGCGCGTCTGCGGCCTCGACCTCTGCGTCCGGTGCCGCGACCTCTGCGACCAACGCTGCCTCGTCTGCGACCGCCGCCGCTGGCTCTGCTACAACCGCCAGCACGCAGGCAACCAATGCAAGCAACAGCGCAACCGCTGCGGCCACATCGGCAACGAACGCGAGCAACAGCGCCAGCGCGGCCAGCACATCGGCAAGCAATGCGTCCAGCTCTGCGTCTGCTGCCAGCACAAGCGCAAGCAACGCCAGCACATCGGCCACCAACGCTGCGAACAGCGCGACCAGCGCCAGCTCTTCGGCTTCGACTGCGACGACCCAGGCGACCAACGCAGCCTCAAGCGCAACAGCTGCTGCAGGCAGCGCAACGGCTGCAGCTGGGTCTGCCACCACGGCAAGCACACAAGCCACCAACGCATCCAGCTCTGCGACCGCCGCTGCCGCATCGGCTGCTGCCGCTGCCGCATCGCTGGACAGCTTTGATGACCGCTACCTCGGCCCGAAGTCTTCTGACCCGACTGTCGACAATGACGGCAACGCGCTGGTGACTGGTGCGCTGTACTACAACACCACCTCGCAGACCATGAAGGTCTATGACGGCGCGACCTGGATCACAGCGACAGCCGCTGGCACCACCGCGATGTCGCGCTACCGCTATGTGGCCACTGCTGGCCAGACCACATTCAGCGGCGCTGACGCCAGCAGCCTGACTCTGAGCTACACCAGCGGCAACATCGTGGTGAACCGCAACGGCTCCACGCTGGACACCGCTGAGTACACCGCAAGCAACGGCACAAGCGTGGTGCTGGCTGTCGCTGCCGGTGTCGGTGATGTCATCGACATCGTGGCGTTCAAATCATTCACCGTGGCCGACACATACAGCATCGCTGGCGCTGATGCTCAGTTCTTGACCAAGGCCAACCCGTCTTACACCGGCACCCTCACAGGCGGCACAGGTGTCGTCAACTTAGGCTCTGGGCAGTTCTACAAGGATGCCAGCGGCAACGTGGGTATTGGGACTGCGTCACCATCGTATAAGGTTGACGCTGTAACTGGCGCTTTAGGCACTACGGCGGGTAATCAGCAATCCATCTATCGCGGAACCACCAGCACCGGAAACACTGACGCTTACGAAGTTTTGTATGACCGCACAAGCAGCGCGTCTGGATGGACAGCTGCCGATCTTGTTATTCGTAGAAACGTAGATGGCTCTGCCGGTCAAAGTCAAATTCGTTTTGGCTCAGGAAACTTCACATCTTTTTGGACAAACAGCGCAGAACGCGCCCGTATCGACTCCAACGGTAACTTCAGAATCGGGACAACCGGGTACTCCGCATCAGACAACTCCCGGCTGTTTGTTTCAGGAACTGGCACAGGTCCTTGGGACAAACGAATTATTACTGTTGAGCATACCGGCGCAGATCAACCGGCTATCGGGTTTCACGCCCCGTCAGCAATTTCAGCAGGGGTTTTTAAATACTATGGCCCAGGCGCAAGATTTGAGTGCAGATCAGGAGATGACACCACTTTTGTTTCAATCTCTGCCAGTGCGTTCAACGTATCTTCAGACTACCGCATCAAAACGGAAGTCACTGATTTCAGCAATGCACTGCAAAACGTCATTGCGCTGCGTCCTGTCAATTACAAGAAAGACGGAAGCAATGCGCGTGAATACGGCCTGATTGCGCATGAGGCAGCAGAGCATTTGCCTGACCTTGTGCGTGGTGAAAAAGACGCAGTTCAAAGTGACGGAAACATGGAGCTTCAGACGATTGACTACATGGGCCTGACCGCTGTGCTGGTCAAAGCCATCCAAGAACAGCAAGCCATCATCACCGCTTTGACCGCCCGAGTTGAAGCACTGGAAGGAAACTAATCATGGGAAAAACTGCATCACTGGCCAGCCTGGGCAGCATCGCTGACACCTCGCTTGGCTTCCGCAACCGCATCATCAACGGTGACATGCGGATTGACCAGCGTAATGCTGGGGCGAGTGTGACGATTACTACTGGAGGGGGCTATATCTACCCAGTGGATCGCTTTGGCAACTTCAACAACTCTGGAACGAACTACACCGCCGAGCAGGTGGAGGACGCCCCCGCAGGCTTTTACCAGTCCACAAGACTCACGTTTGGTTCAGCCATATCCCTCACCACACAAAACGAAGCCACCTTCTTTCAAATTATTGAAGGTTTCAACGTGGCTGACTTGGGTTGGGGCGCGGCGGGAGCGCAGGCCATCACTGTAGGTATGTGGGTCAAAGCATCGTTCACAGGGACTTTTAGTATCGGCTTCTGCAATGACGGCGGAACGCGAGTTTATGCGACCACCTACACAATCTCTGCAGCCAACACTTGGGAGTACAAGACTTTCAATATTCCGGGGGACACATCTGGAACTTGGCTAAAGACAAACGGCGCTGGTTTGTTTGTCAGATGGAACATTGTCGCGGGTAGCAACTTTAACGTTGCGTCAAACAACGCATGGGCAACCCGCACAGGAGCGTACAACGCCGCTGACGGTATTTATGGCACCAAAGCAATCGGCTCTGCTACGAGTATTTCCGCTGGGTCAACTTGGCAGATCACCGGCGTACAGCTTGAAGCTGGCAGCGTTGCTTCCCCGTTTGAGCGCAGGGACTACGGGCGTGAGCTGATGATGTGTCAGCGGTATCTGCCTGCTTTCTTGGGTGGCTCAAACGCATTCTTTGGATCGGCTTTAAATTCCACGCAACAGTATGTTTCTGTGAATTTCCCGGTTCAGGTCCGTGCAGCTCCCACTGGATTAGTTGTTTCTTCAGCCAGTCACTTTACGGCTGGTGACTACATTAGTTCGGCTGGCCCGTGTACGTCACTTGTATTGAGTATTGCCGGTTTGAACAACGCATCCATTGTTGCAAACGTCACGTCCCCAACCACTCTGACACAAGCCAGACCGGGGAACATGTCTGCAAACTCTGCGTCTGCAGTTCTTTATTTCACGGGATGTGAGTTATGAGCCAACCGATTTGGAAACTGATGCCAATTCTGACCATGCAGACAACGCAAGTTGTGTGGCGTGAGTGGCCTGATGGCCGTCAAGAGTCCTGCCTTGTGACTGCCACCGAGTACCTGAAATGGCTGGCCGAGGGCAACGAGCCATTGGCTGCTGATGAAAGTTGAGCATGGCAGAGCATGACATCACACACCGCGAGATCTACGACAGGCTTGTAAACCTCGAGACCAAGGTTGATCGCATAGAGACAAACACCAAGGATGTGGTCTCTGCGTTCAACGCTGCAGCTGGCGCGTTCACCGTCCTTGAGATGCTTGGCAAAGTCGCCAAGCCTCTCTTGTGGATTGGTGGGTGCGTCACAGCTGTCGGCATTCTCTGGCAGAACTATCGCGTGAAGTAGGGGTCAGCATGATCGACCCGTTTACGGCGCTCGCGGCAGTTACGTCTGCAGTCAACCTGGTCAAGAAGGCCGTCAAGACTGTCGATGACGTGCGCAGCCTCGGCCCTGTGCTGGGTAAATACTTCGACGCCAAGGCCGATGCGGTCAAGGTGCTTGAGGAGGTCAACAAGGGCGGCTTCAAAGGCTCCAACATGGGCAAGGCCGTGGAGCTGGAGCTGGCCATTGAGAGCGCCCGCCAGTTTGAGGAACAGGTCAAAGGCTTGTTCTTCCCGAACAACATGGACGTGTGGGAAAAGATCGTCAACCGCCGCAAGCAGATGGACGAGGACGACAAGGCCCAGCGCCGCCGGGCAGCAGACGCAGCGAAGCAAGCCCTGAAGAAGCGCAAGGAAGACCTCGAGCTGTGGACTGCCATCACGCTGGCCACCATCGTCTTTGTAGTGCTGATGTGGATTGGCGTCGAGATCGTCTACTACTGCCGGGAGGTCAAATGTGGAAGCTGATCATCCCTGTGCTGCTGCTGGTGGGCTGCGATGAGCAGTACCGCTACTTCTGCCAAAACCCTGACAACTTCCAGAAGCTGCAGTGCCAGAAGCCCCGGTGCCAGTTCACGCAGACCTGCCCTGAGTACTTAGTCGCGCCCGTCTTGGAGAAGCAAATTGAACACACCAAACCAACCGACGAGCCAACGCCTGTCCGCTGAACAACTCAAGGTCCGCATTTGGGCCTTTGTTGTCGTCGCGGTGACGCTGATGCTGACCTTCATTGTGTTCGCGCTGCTGTACTCGGTGACGTTCGTGACGCAGCCGATCAAGGCGATGGCACCGATTGACCAGGCATACACCAAGATGCTCAACGACATCGTGCTGCTGATCGTCGGCGGCATCGGCGGGATCATGGGCGAGCGTGCCATGAGTTCTTCCACCAAAGAGAAACCCGAAACAGAGGAGTCCAAATAATGCTGCCCATTGTCGCTTCCATTGTGAGTGGCCTGATCTCCAACGGCCTGCCCAAACTGGCTGACGCCGTGATGGACAAGGGCGTCGAGTACGTCGAGGAGAAGACGGGCCTTAAGCTTAAGCCAGAGGGAGAGGCCACGCCAGAGGATTACGCCAGGCTCAAAGAGGCGGCGATGAAGCATGAGGAGTTCTTGGTCGATGCCGAGATCAAGGACAGGGCCAACGCCCGCGACATGGCCAAGGCCGCGATGCAGTCCAGTGATCCCTTCGTGCGCCGCTTCACCTACTACTTCATCACGGTGTGGTCGATCTTTGCGATGACCTACATCCCCCTGATTACCTTCAGCAACATCCCGACCGAAAACGTGCGCTTCGCTGACACCATCCTGGGCTTCATGCTGGGCACGGTGATGGCGTCGATGTTCTCCTTCCTGCTCGGCTCGAGCTTTGGCAGTCGCCTGAAGGACGACAAGAAGTGAAGCCGGGCATCGACCAGCTGATGGCTGCGGGCATCAAGCGCGAGGCGGCAGAGCGCTGGCTTCCCCATGTCCAAAATGCAATGGCACGTTTTGGTATAGAGACCGAGCGCCAGGTCGCTGCATGGCTCGCGCAGACCGCGCATGAGTCTGGCGGGTACACCGCGCTGGTGGAGAACCTGAACTACTCAGCAGACACCATGGCCGTGGTCTGGCCCAAGCGCTTCGCTGAGTACGGTCCAGACGGCAAGGTCAAGAAGGACGCCAAGGGCAAGAGCATCCCCAACAGGTTCGCCCTGGCCCTGCACCGCAAGCCAGAGCTGCTGGCCAACGTGGTCTACAGCTCGCGCATGGGCAACGGCCCGGTCGAGTCTGGCGAGGGCTGGAAGTATCGGGGGCGCGGCCTCAAGCAGCTGACCGGCAAGGACAACTACACCCGGTGCGGCAAGGCGCTCGAGCTGGACCTGGTAGGCAACCCTGACCTGCTGCTGCAGCCAGAGGGCGCGGCGCTGTCTGCTGCCTGGTTCTGGGTGACCAACCAGTGCGGGCCGCTTGCTGATGCAGGTGACTTCGTTGGCCTGACCAAGAAGATTAACGGCGGCACCATCGGCCTGGAAGACCGACAGCGCCGCTACAAGGCCGTGCTGGCCTCACTGGGTTACTGAGCAGCGCCGAGCGCCGCCAGGCGCTTGCTGTAGGCCGCTGTGTGCCGCAGTCGCTTGACCGTGTCCACCCGGTGCAGCGTGTCACCGTTCACCTCCTTGAACTCTCGCAGGATGGTCATGCGCTCGCGTGCTGGCCGTCTGCCTGCCCTGGCGATCTTGTCGGCCATGTCCTCGTAGGCGTCCTGCCAATCGTCCAGGCTGGCATGCACGCTGGCCGGGTCATCTTTGCCAGGCACGAACACGGCGAAGCCATCGGTCACCGTCATGGTCTGGGCCACCGGTTCATCGTCTTCACCGGGCACGCGCTCTGGCATCTCGGCCACCGGCTCTGGCTGTTGCACTTCCACCACAGCCTCTGTCACCTGCGCGACTTCCGGGATGTCCACCACTGCGGTGCCAGGCATCACCACGGCGTCCAAGGTGTCGGCCATCAGGTCTTCGATCTGGGCACGGTCGCTGGTCACTTCGATGGCTGGCTTGGCCACCAGGTCGAGCGGGTTGCGCGGCTTCTCCTGCTTCACGGCTGGCGCTGGCGCATCGTCTTGCCCTGTGGTGTCCCAGGCTTCTTCGATGGTCAGCAGACCCTTGAGGACATCAGCGAACTGATCGCGCAACGCAAAGCCTCTGGCACGCATCTGCAGCATCCGCTTGGGGTATGCCTGCCACGGGCCACCCTTGCCCCACAGGCCAGCACGCTTGGCATCCTCGACGCTAAACCGAGCGATGACAGGCTTGCGGCCCTTGCGGTGGGCGATACACACAGCGACAGGGTTGACCGTCCCCTCGTTCTCCAAACACTCCTCGATGCCTTCGCACTGTGGGCTGGCCTGCACCAGCGCCATCATTGCGTCACCGTACACGCTGGGCTTGCCGTTGATCACGGCGATGTTCTGCAGCGCCTGCATGGGGGCCAGGCCGATCTCTTGGCCCCACTGCACGCAGACCATGATGTCTTGGGGTTTACCCTGGTATTGCTTGGGCACCATGCTGCTGTCGGCCAGCATCTTGCTGAACTCCATGGCTTCGGTGATGGTGGCTGGGGCAAAGCCCTGGCGGTTAGTTACTGTAAGAGCTGACATTGGTTTCTTCCTCTTCGATATACGCTTGCATGGTGGTGAAAATGAGCTGGGCCATGGCGTCGACAAACGCCTCGGCCTGCTCTTCGGTGGTGTCTGGGTGGGCGTTGAGCAGCGCGACGACCGCTGTCTCATACGCCGCCCTGATGGCGGGTCGGTCGGGCAGGTTCACAGCAGCCCCCAACCGAACATGAAGACCTCGGTGAAGACGCGCATCACGAACCCGGTGATGACCAGGGAACCCCCGGCCAGCGAGACAATCACAAGCCAGTCGAGCATGACTTTCATGGCTGCAGCTCCTTGATCGAGAGGCTGGACTGCCTGATGCTGTAGGCTTCCTTGGCAGCAACCAATCGCTCCGATTGGGCTTTGTAGTTGCGCATGGGCCATGAGATCACGAAGCTGCCAGCGCGGCCCTTCTCGGCCTGGCCCAGCTGCTCCTTGATCAGCTTCTCGGCTTCCTCGATGCTGCCCTCGGCTGCGCGGATCGCTGCCTTGTTGGCCATGATTCCCTTGGCCAGATCGGCCACCGTGGGCGGCAGCTCGATCTCGTCCTTGATGGCGTTGGGGTAGATCCGATCCAGCTCTTTGCTGCTGGCCGGTGGGAACCAGTCGATGGCCCCGGTCTGGCGGTAGGTCTCGAGCCGGGTCTCGAAGTCCTGCACCGCCTTGATGATCGCGCCCTGGGTCTCCTTGTGCGGGGCGAACAGGAACACGCGCAGCTCGATGCCCTGGTACAGCACGCAGACCGCGCCCCACTTGTGGCCAGTGACCAGCATCTGGCCTTGCAGCTGGATGGGTCCACGCGCCAGGTGCGGCACATCCTCTGGCATGGTCTTGGTCAGCTTGGCCTCGAGGACGCCTGGCCCGTTCAGCACGATGCTGTCCTGACCGACAACATAGATGCCCTTGCCGGGGTCTGTGGTGATCTCCTGCCCAAGCCCGAAGCCGATGCCGTCCAGACTGCACTGCAGCGCAATGTCGCGGTGCTTGTATGGCTCGGTGATCTCGGTGTTGAAGTCCTCGATGCCCAGGCGCTGCGCTGCCTGCTGCAGGATCACCGGCTCGAGGGTGTTGCCCCAGGCCATGGCCTCGTTGCCAATGTCTGGGCGCTCCTTGCCGTCGATGGCGTTGATGCTGAACTGCAGCTCGTCATTGGGCGTGCTGTACCTGCTGAAGCCCATGAGGCCAGGCAGGCGCGAGGCAGACATCTCGCGGTCATCAGTGAGTTTTCCGGCCATCGCTGGCTCCTTTCAGTTTGTAGCTGGCGATGTGTTTGCCAGTGGTGGTGGTGATGGTCTCCGTGAGAATTTCGTGACCCTCTGCGCGAAGGTCAGCGATGCGGGCTGCAAGTCGGAAGCAGCCAGCCTGGTCGAGCGCGTCCATGGCAGTGACAGGGCCACGCTTGAGCATGTCGAGTATCTGCGCGGCCTGGCTCATGACGCGATCCCCCGGCTGACAGACATGGGGTTGAGGCGTTGCATGGCCTGCTGCTGGGCCTCACGGCTGGGAGGAACCCAGCCAAAGTTGAGCCAGGTTTTGGCCACATCAGTGGCAGCGGACGGTGTGTAGGGTCGACCACCCAGCAAGCTCTCGGTCGGATTGACTCTCTTGGCTTCCATGATCAACCCCTCCACGCCAGCATGACACCCATGCAGGCGAACAAGACGATGGTGGCCACGGCACACAAACGGTCTTTTGTTTTTTCACTCATTGCTTTCTCCAAGTTTTTGCGCACTGGCGAAGGACTCGATCAGAGCTGCGCGCTTCTCTGCCGATTTTTTGTCGCGGCGCTTGAGCCACACAGGCCCGAACACCACGACAAGGAACTGGGCTGCTATGCCAACGCCAACAGCGATGGCCAACAGGACGGTGTGCACCTCGCTCATGCGCGAGCCATGATGTTGCTAACCTGGCTGGCGTGCCAGACGCTACCACCGCGGGCGGTTTGAATGCCGCGGCTGGACAGCTCTGCTGCGATCTCGCGCATGGTGCCGAACCCTTGGGCTTTGATCTTCTCAATGACTGGCAGCACACGGGCGGCGAAGGCATCAGCACGGGCCTGAATGCGCTCATTGCCAGCGGCGCTGCCCTTGCTGGGGTC